ACATACAATCTAATTTTTCTTGATGAGTTTGCTTTCGTGCCTCATAATATGGCACAAGAGTTTTTTACTGCTACATACCCTGTAATATCATCAGGTAAAACAACAAAAGTAATTATTGTTTCTACACCAAATGGTTTGAATATGTTTTATAAAATGTGGACAGATGCAATAGAAAAAAGGTCAACATATAATCCAATTGAAGTTCATTGGTCTAGTGTTCCTGGTAGAGATGATGATTGGAAAAAAGAAACAATACGAAATACATCAGAAGAACAATTTAGACAAGAGTTTGAAACTGAATTTATAGGTTCTTCAGCTACTTTAGTATCTGGATCTAAACTTAGGTCACTTGCATTTTTCAATCCAATTAGTACAATTGACAAATTAGATATGTACGAAGAACCAAAAGAAGGTCATGTTTACATAGCTACAGTTGATTGTTCAGAAGGTGTTGGTCAAGATTACTCGGCCATAAATATCATAGATGCAACAGAAACGCCTTATAGGCAAGTTGCAAAATATAGAGCAAACGATTTACCTTTATTATTTTTTCCAAATATAATTTATTCAATTGGTATGAAGTACAATGGTGCATATATTCTAATTGAAACAAACAATATTGGCCAACAAGTGGTTGATATTTTACATTATGATTTAGAATATGAAAACATTTATAAGATAGATCAACATCACATAAAAGGTCAGACAATATCAGGAGGGTTTAGACGAAACTCATCTTTTGGTATTAAAACCACTAAATCAGTTAAAAAAATTGGTTGTGCAAACTTAAAAACACTTATTGAAAGTGATAAGTTAATTATTGTTGACTTTGATACAATTGCAGAACTTAATTCATTTGTCCGTGTTCGTGATTCATACGCAGCTGAAGAAGGTAATAATGATGATTTAGCTATGGGTCTTGTATTATTTGGTTGGTTAACAGCACAATCTTATTTTAAAGATAGTACAAATGTTGATGTTCGTTCAATCTTATTGAAAGAACAAAGTCTATTAATAGAAGAAAGTTTGACTCCAGTTGGTATAATTGATGATGGGTTACAAGAAGAAGTAACAGTTGATAGTGGTGATGTTTGGACAAAAAGTGGTCAGTTTAACACAAGATTGTAAAAACACTAAATAGAGAATAAATCGAAATCATTTTTTTAATTGTCTAGTCTAAAGAGGAGAAATCCATGGCATTTCAGCTATCACCAGGAGTAAACGTATCTGAGATTGATCTCACTACAATTGTTCCTTCAGTTGCCACTTCCATTGGCGCTACCGCTGGACAGTTTGCTTGGGGACCTGCAAATGAGGTTTTTACTATATCGAATGAAGTAATATTGCAGGAAAGATTTGGAAACCCTGACGATGGAAACTACGAATACTGGTTTTCAGCGGCAAACTTCTTAGCATATGGAAATAATTTAAAAGTTGTAAGAGCAGTAAGTACAGATCATGCGACAGGCTCACTAAATGCAGCTGCAAATGTTGGTGGAGCAATACTTATAGAGAATGATGATGATTATGATTTAAATCATAGCTCAGGAAATAATAGTGTTGGCCCTTTTGCAGCTAAATGGGCAGGTGCAAGAGGTAATTCATTAAGAATCTCTATTTGCCCAAGTACAAACGCATTTTCACAAAATATATCACAATCACCTGCAAGTTTTTCTGTTACTGCAAACGCATTGAATATCGTTAATGATGTTACAAATGTAATCAATGTTAAAAAAGTAGATGCAAACGGATATATTACAGGAACGCCTACAGGACCTAAAGTAATAGAGGGCGATAAAGTTTCAGTAGATGGTGGCACAACTTATAAAGATGTTGTGGCCGCAAATGCTACTACTATAACAGTTGCAGCTGCTCAAGCATTTGCAGCTAATATCGCAAACAACACAGCCATTCTTCGTAAATGGCAATATGCTGACGATTTCAAGATCGCACCAGGAACTTCAGACTATGCAAATGGTAGAAATGCTACAGGTGATGAATTACACGTTGCAGTTCTTGATGAAGATGCAGAGTTTACAGGTACAGCAAATACATTTTTAGAAAAGTTTGTTGCTGTTTCTAAGGCTACTGATGCTCTTAATTCAGAAGGTGCAACAAATTTTTACAAGAATGTAGTTAATGATCAGTCTGAATATGTTTGGTGGCAAGCACATCAAAATGGTGAAGCTAATTGGGGTACAACCACTACTGCTACATCAATATTTACAAATCTAGATACACCGTTTAGTGCATCAATGGTACAAGGTGCTAATGGCGCTGTTACAACCGCTAATGTTGTAACTGCTTTCGATAAATTTGCAGATCCAGCCGCAGTTGACATTAATCTAATTGTAACAGGCCCAGCAGTTACTACTGTTAGTGCTTATGCAATAGATAATATTGCATTAACTCGTAAAGATTGTATGGTATTCTTATCACCTGAAAGATCAGATGCTTTAAATAACGCTGGTAGTGAAGCTACTGATATAATTGCATATCGTAACACACTCACATCAACATCATTTGCCTTTATGGATTCTGGATACAAATATCAGTATGACAAATACAATGATGTATTCAGATATGTACCATTAAATGGTGATATGGCAGGTCTATGTGTAAGAACAGACCTTGAAAGAGATCCATTTTTCTCACCTGCTGGTTTGAATCGTGGTATTATCAAGAATGTAGTTAAACTTGGTTATAACCCATCAAAAGCAGATAGAGATGATCTTTACAGTAATGGTATTAACCCTGTGGTTACATTCCAAGGTGAAGGCACAGTATTGTTTGGAGATAAAACATTACAATCTAAACCTTCAGCGTTTGATAGAATTAATGTTCGTAGATTGTTTATCTTGTTAGAAAAGGCAATATCAAGAGCTGCAAGATTCTCACTCTTTGAATTTAACGATCAATTCACACGTTCACAATTTGTTGCTCTCGTAGAACCATTCTTGAGAGATATACAAGGGCGCCGTGGTATAACAGACTTCAGAGTTGTTTGTGATGAATCAAATAATACTGGTGAAGTCATAGATCGTAACGAGTTTGTAGGTGATATTTACATTAAACCTGCAAGGTCTATTAACTTTATACAACTCAATTTCGTTGCAGTAAGAACGGGAGTTTCATTTGACGAGATTGTAGGACGCTTCTAAATAAAGGATAACACAGGAGAAAATAAATGGCCTTTAACGTAAACGAATTTAGAACACAGATGGTGGGCGATGGCGCCCGCCCAAATCTGTTTGAGGTCGGCTTACCTTTTCCAGGCTTTGCCGCTCCAGGCAATGCACAAGCAAAAACAACTTTCATGGCTAGAGGCGCTCAGATTCCTGGTGCTTCACTCGGTGTTGTACCAGTTACATACTTTGGTCGTGAATTAAAATTTGCAGGAAATAGAATATTTGCCGATTGGACAATAACAGTAATTAATGATGAAGATTTTATCATCAGAAATGCAATGGAAAGATGGATGAATGGTATCAACTCTCATAGTTTGAATGTCAGAAATCCAGCTGCTTTAACACCATTAGGTTATACAGTTGATGGTGATGTAAAACAATTTGCAAAAAGTGGGGATGAACTTAAAAAATACAAATTTATCGGTCTTTACCCAACGGATCTTTCACCTATTGAATTAGAGTGGGGATCAAATGATACGATTGAGGAGTTTACTGTAACATTTTCATATCAATGGTGGGAAGCCGAAGAAACTGGTGTTATTTAAGAGGGGGCTTTTTAGCTACCCCAAAATATAGGATGGATATATGGCGATAAAATTATTTGGATTTACTCTAGGCAGAAAAGATCAAGCAAAAGAGCAACCTTCTGAACAGGCCTCTTTTGCTTTACCTAATGAGGCAATGGACGATGGTGCTGTTACAGTACAGAACAATGCTTATTACGGTACATATGTAGACTTAGAGGGTTCTGTTCGCAATGAATTAGAACTAATTACACGATACCGTGAGATGGCAAATCACCCTGAGTTAGATGGAGCTATTGATGATATAGTCAATGAGTCTATAACACATGATATTGATGGTAAATCAGTAGATATTAATGTTGATAACTTAAAACAACCTGAAACCATTAAGAAAAGAATCATGGAAGAGTTTAACAATATAAAACATATGTTAAACTATGGTAACTTGGCTGATGATTTGTTTAAGAGATGGTATATAGATGGTAGATTATACTTTCATATTGTAGTTAATGATAAAAAACCAAAAGAGGGTATCAAAGAATTAAGATATATTGACCCTAGAAAAATAAGAAAAGTCCGTGAAATAAAGAAAGACCGTGATCCTAAAACCGGTGCAATGGTTATCAAATCAATCGGTGAATATTATGTCTACAATGATAAGGGTACAACAACACAAACATATACAGCAAATATGAATAGTGGTTTGCGTATAGCTACAGATTCAATCATATACTGTACATCAGGTATGATGGATGCGAGAAATACATTTGTTATTTCTTATTTACATAAGGCGATTAAGCCTTTAAATAATTTAAGAATGATAGAAGATGCGATTGTAATATATCGTATATCAAGGGCACCAGAAAGAAGAATATTTTACATTGATGTAGGTAACTTACCAAAAGGTAAAGCAGAACAATACTTGCGTGATGTAATGATTAAGTATCGTAACAAAATGGTTTATGATGCTTCAACTGGTGAGCTTAGAGATGATCGTAAACATAAGTCAATGTTAGAGGACTTTTGGTTACCTCGTAGAGAAGGTGGTAAAGGAACAGAGATTACAACACTACCAGCTGGCCAAAACTTAGGTGAGTTGGAAGATGTTAAGTATTTTCAAAAGAAACTTTTACAATCACTAAACGTACCAATCTCACGTTTAGAGCCACAATCAGGTGGTATGATTGGTTTAGGTAGAGTTTCAGAAGTTACAAGAGATGAAGTTAAGTTTAATAAATTTATTATAAGACTACGCAATAAATTTGCACAAACTTTTGACCATGCTTTAAGGGTACAATTATCACTTAAAGGTATAATGAGTACAGAAGAGTGGGATATTGCAAGAGAAGATATTTACTATGACTTTAAGAAAGATAATAACTTTTCTGAAATGCGAGAAGCAGAGCTTCTTCGTGAAAGACTTAACTTATTAGGTACAGTTGATCCATATATTGGTCGTTATTATTCAACAGAGTGGGTAAGAAAAAATGTTTTACAATTATCTGATGAAGAAATAATGAAGATGGATAAACAAATGAAAAAAGAAGGTGCTATTATTCAGCAACCTGAAGTAGATCAAGATGGGATCCAGGCACAATCACCACAGCCACCAAACGGGTCTGGCCCATCACCCAACAATGCAGATAATTTAGATACAGCTAGAGGTTTGAATACTGAAGGTATATTACAGTTTATAAAAGAATCTGATAGAGCCGTACTAAATAGAAAATGAATAAACTAAAGTATATCATAGGAGATAGAGATGCCTGATTTAGATGATTTTATTGACAAAGTGGTAGGCGGCGAAGCTTCAGCTGCGAGAGAACAGTTACAAGGAATGTTAGCTGGAAAAACTGCTGATGCTTTAGAAACCAGAAAGCAAGAAATAACAGATGCTTTATTTAATGATGGTGAAGAGGCAGAGGTAGAAGAAGAACCCATAGAAGGTGAAGAGGGTGAAGAAGAGTTTGCAGAACTAGAAACAGACGAAATAGAAGAGGTTGACCCATATACAGGTCAACCAATAGAACCAGAGGCAGAAATAGGAGAAGAATGAAAACTTTACAATCACTAATGCAAGAAGTTTCGGGTGAGGCTCGTATGAAAAATACGTCTGACTTTAAAATAGTCATTGGTGCTGATGGTAAAAAGAAAAAGGTTCGAGCTCACAGAATAAAAGTAGGTGATAGAGCTCCAAGAGTTGGTGATGATCCAGAGCAGGATATGGTAACAGATGAAACATCACTAATAAAAGATCCACCTTTTGTTTTAGTTTTCAAAAGAAAGGCAATCAGACCATATCCAGGTGGTATAAAGGTTGCAATGTATTACAATAAAAATTTAGACAAGTATGTTACGGTGCCTTATGGTAAAGGTATGTTAGATAATCCAATGCAAGCAGAGGAATTTATGAAAACATTTAAAGAGTTTTCTGAAAAAGAAATGATAGAAGAGATGAAAGTTATGGATCATCTTCATGACATTGTTAAAAACAAACAAGCTAAAAGAGTAAAGTTTGCTGATGGGTCATCCAGAACTGTGGATCATTTTACAGCATCTGCTGTTACACAGGTGCATAAAAAAGTAAATGATGAAAATAAAGAAAAATTATCAAATATGGTACACAAAAGTCCAAGTCATTTAAAGAAGGCGGCTGATTTTGCTTTTGGTCAAGTAAAAAGAAAATGAATTTAGATTTTCTTTTAGACTTCTTACGAGAAGCGCCACAAAATATTATGAAAATTGGGCGCACTAAAAAGATTAGAAGAAGAATCAGGCGTGATAAAACTGGTAAGATAGTAGTACAGAGAAATAGAATTAGATCAGGTGTAAAGGGGTACGCAGCTACAGGTAAAGGTGGTTCAGTAAAAAGAATACCTGCTACTGCAAGAGTTAAAAAAGCGAGATTGTTAAAACGATCTTGGAAAACAACAAGAAGAGCTAAACTTCGCCGTTCTCAACTAAAAAGGAAACTTTCAATGAGAAGGCGAGCATCACTAGGACTAAGATAAATGAGTACAAAAGAATTAGTAATCACAAATAAACTAAGAGGCCCATCTATTATTAGAGTTAGTAGTAGAGTTGGTGGCGCCGGCGAATCACATACAGATGTGGCAAACATATTCATGGCGAACTTATCAGCCACAGAATCTACGTCAAACAGCTACGGTGGTTTAACAATCGAAACAGTAACAGCGGCTAGCATACAATCTTTATTTTATAGCAGTAACGGTGTTATAGAAATAAAAAGAGTTGGTGATGCTGGTGTGGCTGCTTCTGCTAATGCAAATCTTTTATCATTACAGGCTGGAACAGATGAAATTAACTTTACTAAAAACTTTAATGCACTTGATGAAGGTAAAACAAAAAATATTTTCATTGAATTTGTAGATGATGCTCAAGGTACTGTTATCTTAAAAGTGGCTAAAGTAGCCACTTATAACCCTGCTGCTGATACATTCTAAGGAACGAAAATGAAACTCATATCAGAAACATATTTCTCAGAAGTAAAAACTCTTATAGAAGAAGCTGATGGGAAAAAGAATCTTTATATAGAAGGTACTTTTCTTGTCGGTGATACTGTAAATAAAAATAATCGAATGTATAAAATGGATACTCTTCGCAATGAAGTAGCTCGTTATGATAAAGAGTACGTTCAAACTAATCGTGCCTTAGGAGAGTTAGGACACCCAGATACACCTACAATTAATCTTGAAAGAGTATCACATAAAATTGTGTCACTAAGTGAAAATGGTAAAACATTTCACGGTAAGGCAAAAATCTTAGATACACCATACGGACAAATTGTTAAGAATTTTATTGACAATGATGTAAGTGTTGGGGTTTCTTCAAGAGCATTGGGTTCTTTAGAACCACAAAAAGAAGGATATAATTTGGTGCAAGATGATTTGAAACTTGCTACGGCTGCTGATATTGTCGCTGACCCATCTGCTCCAGGTGCTTTCGTAAATGGCATTATGGAAAATAAAGAATGGATGTTTGTCGAGGGGCGCTTCATAGAAGCTGATTTTGACAAAGCAAAGAAACAGATTAAAGAAGCAACAAAATCTGAAATAGAAGGAGTTGCTCTCAAATTATTCGATAATTACCTTAGAAAACTTTAAAATTATAAATATTGTTTACAAAAACAAAGGAGATAAATCAGATGTCAGATCAAAATCAACTCATGGAAGCAGCTGCTGAAGTATTAAATAGAAGTAGAGCAGATGCGTCCTCACAGCCAATGCAAAAAGCTGACGCCTCTTCAGTAGGTGGTACGCAAGATTTAGGTGGACCAACACCTGAGAATTATAAACAAGATGATGATTCAGCAAAAGTTAAAGTTGCTGCTATGGCAGCTGATAACTCTGCTAAAAATCAAGCAGGAATAAAAATGAAACCTTCAGCGGCTTCAACTAGACAAGAAGAAGTAGAAGCTGAAAAAGAGGTAGTACAAGAAAAAAGTATGCCTCAGGGTTTAAAAGATTTCTTAGAAAAGAAGAAAGAGAAAATGAAAGAGGACATACACCAAGATGTTGAAGCTTTATTTTCTGATGATAAAAGTATCTCTGAAGATTTTAAAGCAAGAGCTTCAACTCTCTACGAAACAAGAGTCAATGACCGTGTTACACAAATACAAGAGGAAATTG